CCAACAGCTGTCGCGTAAATAGCATAGTCTGATCCAATGGCTAGAGCGGGCAAGATAACGGGTGAGTTTGTTGCAAACTCATACACTAGCCCGCCAACATTTACGACGAGCTCACATGCGCTGCTTACCTCGTTCCCTGCCAGGCTGAATGCGGGGGAGGACACAACTGATTTTAAAAAGTTGATGGAAGCTAAGCGCGCTGAATCGCTAATGAGATTGGGGGCTGCTGCTGCGTTGATAATTTCCTCTGCAGCAAGCGTTAGCGCATTTGATGCGCCGACAAGGTCTGTTATTTGTGTTTCTATCGACATGTAGTTATATTCCTATTTAGCTTGTGAATGCTCTCTTTAGGTTGACGAGAGTGCGGCGCATGTTGTGTATTAAAGCCGTAGCATTAATGCATGCGGCGTTCTCTCTTTGTTCCCGTGGTACTATCTTTCCCTCTACCACTGCTAAATCAGCAGGCGTTGAAAACTGCACTGAAGGGTCAATCTTTATCTCTAAAGTGGAGGAGTTTCCTGGAATGAACTTAAGTCTGATTGTGTAGCTTTTTCCAGCCCCCTCCGTAAGTAGTGGCTTGTAATCCCCTGGTAATCGAGAGTAGCAATATAAATCGTTTGCATCTGTTGATAAGCCAGCTTCGCGAATGAAAAACCCCCCATCTTCAGCAGGTATTTCGGCTCTAGCGATCCACACATTGCTATCAGCAAGGTCGGCTTCAATCGTTACAGCGTACTCTCTCTCGTGAACGATAAGGCTGTCTTGCTCCGTTGGGCTAGACCCATCAGGCAATACTCCACTACCTACAATTAACTTGGTAATGGGCACATATCCGTTAGTTAACTTTGCCGTTCTTTCAAGGCCAAATCCTGTTTCAGTTATATATGTTCTAAAATCGCTCATTGTAATGCTGGCTCCGTTGTTACAATCTCTCTAGCGTGAACGCAGGCTGCGTTATATGTTGATGCTTCAACATTGCATCCTGATGATTGGAATGGTTCTGATGTGATTGTGGTACCTATCTCTAGCGATGAGGAAATAAAATTATAGTTATTACTGCCGCGCGCAATTTTTAGGAGGTAGCTGTCACGCTCGGATTTTATTTGCTCAAGTAAGATGTCAATTTCGAGGCCGATATCAGCTGTTAGTAATGTTTCTTCGGAATAGGCCCATAATATAAAAGAGTATGGCTCAGCCTGCGGGCTTTGTTCGTGCCAAGATATAAATTCACAACTAAATCCTAAGCTTTTTAGTGCTAGCTGAACCCCTTTTCGAGTCCCGCTTTTCCGCCTAACCTGCCATGCTGAATCTGTCACATCGCGTTTAATTTGATCTGTAAAAGTATTGCTATAAACCGCCACTTGCTTCTCTATAGCAAGATGCGGGAGGTATTTTATATTGACATCTTGTCCGCTCAATAACTGAGGGTACTGATGTGTTATTGAGTAAAGTGCAGTATTAAAAGATTGCTCCAAGGCGCTTTCTAGAGTCGAACGGTTATCTGATAATACGCTAGCTATTTTCGATGATAGTATTGATTGTGATTGACTCAAGATATGGCGCCTCGCTATATGTGCAGCTTATTCGCTGTGCGGGCTGCGTTAAATCAGATCTATGTGCATTTGTCGTTTTAAGTAATATGTGGGCAATCATAGAAAGTTCGATATTTGCACCCAAGCGATGATTCATATCTGCGTAGTCTTGCAGCGCTTTGGTCGCTGTTTCGATAACAAGGTCCCTATCTAATCCTGAGTGAATATATAAGTCTGCGGTACATGACCAACCTTTTACAGTTGCAGGCTTGACGGTTAATAAGTCAGTTTCTTGTGCTATTTCATCACTGCTCATATATGCCTGTGTTGCCTCAATCAATCCCTGCGGCGGGATGCCGCTGCCTTCATGAGCTAAAATGTAACAATCAACAACACCTGGGGATATCTGTCTTGCCTGTGCATCTTTAGTCTGTCCCGAAAAATCATTATATTCAAACTGGTAAGTGACGACCACCTTGCTGGCTTCAGGGCTTTCAACGGTTAATGATGGGCGGCCACCTAGTGTCATTGCATGAAAGCGATACCCACCACGAGTGCCTGTGCTAGCTAGCGCATAGGCCGCGAGATAATAGCGGGTTAATAAGTCATTATTACTTTCCAATACGGGAGGAACAACTGGAAACGCACTTGCATCACCAGGAGTGATCACTTGCCGAGTGATGTTCAGCTGGCTAACAATTAAATCAACCATTTCATATTCAGTGGCGTACATGCCAAACATTTGCAACGCTTGGGCGTTCATTTTTCTAAAGTGAGACTGTAAAATTGTCGTCATTGCTTCTATAAATTTAGTGATCAACTCTGCTTTGTTTGCAAGCGTCGCCTGTATGTCCATCGCCTCATTCGGCGCATGCTCTGTAAAATAGGCAATAACATCAGATTTAACGCTCTCAAGTAACACCTGATAAGGTGGCGTTGCTACTATCTCTGGTTTTTTAATTGGATTTTCATGCGGAAACATTAATTGGGTCCTCGAGCTTTATAAAATAACCTTGCCAGTTACCTTCAAAATACAAATGCAAGCCGCTGCTGTGACGCTTAGCAACGCAGCGCGTGGGTTTGAAATCAGAGATACCGTTTTCTTCAATATAAAAGGCAGCAATAGCCGATGATTGTGTTTTTATCAGCATGTTATCGGTCATATTTTCCGCCAGCGCTTGACGCACATCACTGCCGAATTTAGGCTGTTTTCGGCGTCCGCCAAAGGGCGTAGTCATGACCTGTTCAATGCGGCTCATTAACTGATTAATGCCGGTGATTTTTTTGCCCGTCTTACGATCTATTCCGATCATTATTTAACCTTGTAACTGCCTGCGCTTGAGCCGCTGGTAACGGGTACCTCAGCAGTGGAAGATATATGTTCGACCACAGCTTCTGCGACGGCTTGAGCCAGTACGTTAAAAAAAGAATGTTCGCCGTTTGTTATAAATCCAGCGGCTTCGACTTTTGAAATAATAATATTTTCGAGCGTTGCTGCGTCCATTGCCATATTATTGACCTGCGGTTACTGTGCTGGAGCCGTCACCATGCGGGTTTCCGGTAAAGTGGCATACGTGACCTGTGGTGACCACGTTTTTGCCTTCGTTCAAGCGAATTTTTAAGCCGTTAACCAGCACTTCTTGTGTTGCATTCACCACGGTTTTACCGCTGGTTTTTATCTCGGTTTCGCCTTTTACATCTATGGTTAATTTGTGCGCATCATTGTCATAAAGCACTTTTGAGCCGTCCGGGTAAACACGCAGTATTTCATTTGCTTTTACACTCGGCGCCGGGTACTGATTGCTGAATAAACCTATTAATGCGACGGTTTGACTGCCGTTGTTTCCACTGGCGAAATTAAGCAAAACACACTGCTCACTTAAGGACGGGCAACGATAATCAATTGTTTCTCCGGCGCTGGATGAAAACCAACGAATAAAGGGTGTTTCAAGGTCGCCATGTTTTACTTTTATTAAGTTATTTGAGTCATGAATTTTAGAGACAAAACCTAAGCGAATCATGCCCTGCATCCGACGTCTTAGCTCTTCAACTTCAGTGCTTAACTCTTCCATTTTTTCAAGTTGCGGCTCGACCATGCCGCGAACCAGTCGTTCAATTAATTCACGCATCGGAAACCTCTAATGGCTGGAATTCAGCCGCATCATTTTCATCGTCTGGATTGACCACGAAACGAATAGCATCACGTATTTCAGGAGCTATCCATTTTGAGGGGCCAATAAACAAACTTTGTTGCCAGCTCACAACATAAGAGTCATAACCGCCCTTGGTATCCTGCTTAAAGTTGCCCGGATACGCCTCAATCTGAGAAACTTTTGTCACAACGCCACCGGGATACCAGATCCCGTTTTCATCAATAAACTGAGATACCGCAATGGCCATTTCTTTTAATTGCCGCTGCAGATTGTTCGCTTCAAAGCCTAATATGCAATGTAAAGAAAACCGTGCGTCGACAGGATAACGGCCGCAGCCAACTTCTGCGCCTTTCGGGAACTCTTCTAAATCTAACAAAATGGCGGGGGCTAATTGGTGTAAATTTTCGCTTGGGTCGTAACTTTTAACCGTTAAATCAGGGAATTTAGCCTGTATCAGCTCTATTATTTTATCTTGTATGTCACTAATGGAGACGCTAATAGTTGTATTCATACGGCCTCGACATTTAAAGCGAAATTAATCTCTTGTTTTAAAATTTGTTTAAACCGGGCTTCTGCACGAACGTGATAACGTTCTAAAATCGGTTTGGCTATCTGCTCAATCGGGAATCCCACTTCTTCAATGGGTAATTCTGTCCACTGACCATCAGCCCTTTTTTGACGGTTTTCATTACGTTCGTCACTGGTAAAGTTGCGGTTAAACTCATTACTACGCCTAAAAATACCAGTATGGCCACTTTTCATATTTGCGATAAAAGCGCCGGAAAATAAATGCTTCCCAACTTTGACACCCTGAGCAGTTTGGCGGGGATTGCCAAGGTCAATAGATCGCATTGAATCAAGACCAAACCAGACATTGACCGAACGTTTTCCGTTTTTAGTGGAGAAGTGCCGGAAAAAGCGGGTTTTAAAAACCCGCTGCGGCACTTGCAATGCTGTGCCTAGTTCACGTTTGCTGTGCGTTTCTAGCCATCTTGCCGTCTTCTTTAATGCTCTGTCTATTGCCCTGTTAACCTGGGGGACAGAGGCCATTAATTGCGCCTCTAATTCCGCTAGGTCTTCACCCAAATCAATTTCAAGTCGCAACATAACCACTCCAATTATGATTTTTGTTTTCACTCAGCTTTAACGGGATCACGGTTTGAAATGTGCCGGGGTGAAATTTTAAGACATGATAAATAACCTGATCGACTATCAGCTGGTCACCATCTTCTCCTGGTACCGAACTTGGAGACATAGAGAAAAAAGCCTGCGCATAATTAATATCTAATTGGCCCGGCTTCTTGACTTTTGATTTAGCGGTGACCGTTTTTTCAGTCGTACTAAAAACACCCGCCACAGGGGTTTCA